CTATACAAAGCCAAGCGTCGTGCCGAGCGGAAGGAAAACGAAGAGCAGTGGCAGCGGTTCTATGACATCATCAATATCATCCGAGAAGAGGTTGCCGCAAACTTTCCGTATCGGTGCGTTCATGTTCAGGGCTGCGAAGCCGATGATGTGATTGCTTTCCTTGCAAAGCGATATTGCCAGCGCGAAAAGGTTTTGATCCTCAGCGGTGACAAGGATTTCGGTCAGTTGCAGTTGCACCCCAATGTGGCACAATACTCGCCCATGCTGAAGAAGTTCGTGACGGTGGAAAACCCGAAGCAGTTCCTTCTTGAACACATCATCAAGGGCGATTCGTCGGATGGAGTGCCGAACATTCTTTCGGATGATGACTGCTTCATGGCAGAGGACAAGCGGCAGAAGCCCGTGACAAAGAAGCGGATTGAAGAGATTCTTGACCATCTTGCGGCAACAGGAAAGGTTCCTGAAAAGTATGCCACAAATTGGGACAGAAACGCCAAACTAATTGACTTGTTGCGTATTCCAACTGACTACGAAGAAAAAATTGAAGCCGAATGGAATAAACCTTTTTCCCCTTCCCGCAGCAAGATTCTTCCCTACATGATAGAGAAGGGGCTACGCAACCTTATTGGAGACATCCAGGATTTCTAATGGAAGACCGTTTTGACTACGACAGCCGTGACCCTGCCGCAAAGAAGGCGCGAAAGAGTGCTGATCGCAAGCACAAGAGCCGCCGCCGTCACGATGGAAAAGAACACCTGAAGCGATATGTGGAAGACTACAACGCAGGAAAGCGAGATTTTGATTATGACGACTACGAAGACTAATACAATTACCATTTCAAAGAAGACTCTTGACATTCTGAAGAACTTCTCTGCCATCAATTCTGGCATCACGGTGAACGAAGGCAATGTGCTGAACACCGTTGAATCAGGCAAGAGCATCGTGGCAGAGGCTCGTGTGACCGAAACCTTCCCGAAGAAGTTTTCCATCTACGAGTTGAACAAGTTTCTTGGAACGGTCAGTCTGTTCAAGGATCCAGAGTTTGTGTTTGAGGACAACTACATCCTCATCAAGAGCGGCAAGGCTAGTGTGAAGTATTGGTATTGCGATCCCACTCTTGTGGTGTCAACCAACAAGCGGATCAATATGCCGAAGGCTGTCGTTAAGTTTGATCTTGACGGGAAGGAGTTTGCCGAAGTTCTGAAGGCAGCATCCGTGCTTCAGGTGATGCACATGATTGTGCGTTCATCGGAAGACGGTTCGCGGATTGAACTGGCGGTGTCTGACAAGAGCGACAGGACTTCCAATTCGTTCTGTGTGGATGTGGGAGAAAACACCTCTGGTGCGAAGTTTGAATTCATCTTTGATGTGGACAACTTGAAGATGATTCCCGGCGACTACACCGTTGAGATTTCGGAGAAGGTTGTGTCGTGCTTCTCCAACAAGAATGAACCTATTACCTATTGGATTGCTCTGAACGCCGATTCCACTTACGAGGCTTGATCGTGACTACAACTGAAACCGTGAAGGGTCTTTGGGTTGAGAAGTATCGTCCACGCAGTGTGGGCGACTGTATCCTGCCACAGGAAACGCATGATCTTTTCATGCAGATGGTAGAGCGCGGCGAACCACAGAATCTGCTCCTGAGTGGGGGCGCTGGCTGTGGAAAGACCTCTGTTGCCCGAGCATTGTGCAATGATCTTGATTGCGACCATATTGTGGTGAACTGCTCCGAGGATGGCAACATTGATACGCTGCGGACTCGCATCCGAAACTTTGCATCCACCGTGTCTCTCATGGATGGAGTAAGGAAAGTGGTGATACTGGACGAGTTTGACTACTCAAACGCACAGTCCACTCAACCTGCCCTTCGCGGTTTCATTGAGGAGTTTGCGAACAACTGCCGATTCATTCTGACCTGCAATTTCAAGAATCGGATCATTGAGCCGCTGCACTCCCGATGCACACCCATTGATTTCAGAATTCCCACGAAAGAGAAGGCTCAACTCGCAGTAAAGTTCCTGAAGCGAGCGGAGGAGATTCTTGGGGAAGAGGGAGTGGAATACGATCAGAAGGTGGTTGCCCAACTTATCAGCAAGCACTTCCCTGACTTCCGCAGGACTCTGAACGAGTTGCAGCGGTATTCGGTGAACGGCAAGATTGATGTGGGTATTCTACAGACAATGGGCGATGTTCAGGTGAAGTCCCTGATGAAGTCCATGAAGGCAAAGGACTTTACGGCAGTCCGCAAGTGGGTGGTGGAGAACCTAGACAACGATCAGACCCGTATCTACCGATCCATCTACGACAGCCTGTATGAATATGCCGAACCCGCATCCATTCCTCCTGCCATCCTGATCCTTTCGGACTATCAGTATAAGGCTGCGTTTGCGGCTGATGCGGAGATCAATACCACCGCGTGTCTGGTTCAGTTGATGATGGAGGTAAAGTTCAAGTGAATCTGTCTGATTATTTGAATGCCATCAATGTGAACAAGGAACCCCTCATGGACGAGAGTGAGGTTTACGCAAAGCACTCGTATCCCCCGTTCGTGGTGGCACGGTGCCTTTCGTATTTTCCCGATACCCTGTTTGCTGCCAACGAAGTAAATATTCGTCCCGTGATGGATTCAAAAATGCACTTTGACTTTCTGCGGGGTGCAGTCCGTCCACGCAAGCGGTTCTCCAAGTGGCTGAAGCGGGAGGAGGACGAGCGTGTGGCGGCTCTGGTGGAGTATTACGGCATCTCTAGCCGAAAGGCACGGGAAGCCCTCACCGTTCTGACAGAGGATGTAGTTTCTGATATTGTGGCTCTAGTGAGCAAGGGTGGAAAGCGATAGATTTCTAAATAGTTCCGTGTCAGTTCAGAATTAACGGAGTGAACAGAACATGGAACAAGACGAACGCTATATCGACCTTGAAGCAACCGATCTTCTAGAGGTCACCCTACAAAAGCCTGATGACTTTTTGAAAGTCCGTGAAACGCTTACCCGAATTGGCGTTTCGTCCCGTACTGAAAAGAAACTGTGGCAGTCCTGCCACATTCTCCACAAGAAGGGCAAATACTACATTGTCCACTTCAAGGAGATGTTTGCTCTGGATGATCTACCCACATCCATAAATTCCGAAGACATTGGACGGAGAAATACCATTGCGTGTCTGCTGGAAGAGTGGGGGCTTGTCAAGATTGTTGACAAGAAAAAGGCTGAAGAGCGAGTCCCGCTGAACAAAATAAAGATTCTCCCGTACAAGGAGAAGGGCGAGTGGGAATTGTGTCCTAAATACCACATAGGGCGTTCCAAGAAGAACATTAAACCCGAAGAGTGAAAATGGAGATTCATAATGAGACTAGTGATAAAGTTCCCCACCCGTAATCGTCCGGACAAGTTCAAAGCCGTATTCACCCGATACCTGACATTCCTCAGTGGTCGGCATGATGTGCGGTTCATCCTCACTATGGACGAGGATGACGCAACCATGAACAACGATGCCATGCAGCAGTGGATTGCCACCCGTGCCCGCTGTGCCCAAATAGAGTGCTTTTACGGGCACTCCAAGACGAAGATTGAGGCTTGCAACGCCAATCTAGAGGGAGTGGACGGCGATGTTCTGATGCTGGCATCGGACGATATGGTGCCAGTCCACATGGGATACGACGAGATCATCAGTCAGGTGTACGCACAGGCTTTTCCCGATTACGATGGTGCCATCAAGTTCTGGGACGGATTGCGTCCAAAGGAAGACCCCCTGATGACCCTCACGGTCATGGGATTCCCCTTATACAAGCGGTTTGGATACATTTACAATCCTGAATACAAGTCCCTGTACTGCGACAATGAGCAGACGCAGGTGTGCATGGCGTTGGGCAAGTTGCGGCGGTGTGATCTGTGCATCATTCAGCATCAGTGGAGCGGAGAACCGTGGGATACGCTCCATGCACGGAATGAAAATAAGGAAATGTACGGAATCGACGGTGAAACCTTCAAGCGTCGTGCAGCCAATAAATTTGACATGGAGAAGATGTTCTATGCCGGTACCAGCAAGTGAAATCAAGTTCAGCATTCTGATTCTGTCCATCCCGTCCCGATTTGAATCGCTGAAGGCGGCGGTCACGCATCTACAGGAACAAGTCGATGCCACGGGGCAGGGCAAGTCTGTTGAGATTCTTGTTCTGCTTGACAACAAGTCCAAGAGCATTTCCGAGAAGCGCAATGATCTTTTGCAGATGGCACGGGGCAAGTATATTGCTTTCTTGGATGATGATGATGCGGTCAGCATGGATTATATGAGCAAGATACTGACTGCTATTGACGAGAACGATGTGGACTGCATTACATTCAACCAGTGGTGCAGCCTTGACGGTGAGCCGATGGATGTGGAGTTTGGCATCGGTAATCCGCATGGGCAGTTGTGGCGCGACGAGGAGGGATTCCTTGGTGACATCAAGCGTCCGCCGTACCATATGTGTGTGTGGCGGCGTGAGATCGCGGTCAGCGAGGCATTCAATCCAGTATATGGATCAAATGGTCAGTCTAGTGAAGATATTGACTGGCTCATGCGGTTGTATCCAAAGGTGCAGACGGAGTATCACATTCCAGAATCCCTTCATGGTTACATTTACAATTCAAAGACCACCGAATCGCTTGTCCCACAGGAGCAGCAATGAAGGTTCTATTAAACTACGCTGATGGAAAGTTTTTACACTCGCAGTTGTTGAACAGCCAAACTGGATTGGCATCGGGATTTAATGTTGTCTACAACATGGGTCGTTCTGATATAGACTCCGATTTTATGAAGACAAACAACAACATACTGTCACAGAAAAGAGGAGTTGGGTATTGGTTGTGGAAACCATACTTCATAACAAAAATACTGTCAACATTAACACCAGATGATGTTCTTTTTTACTCCGATTCTGGTTCTGTGTTTGTTCGTAGAATGGAGCCTGTGTTTAATGAAGTTCATTTGGATGCAAGAGGTGTTATTTCTTTTAATCTTGCAGGAAAGCATCTAGAAAAGTACTATACTAAAAGAGATGTATTTACTTACATGGATGCAGTAACGCCAGAGTACACTGATACACCCCAGAGGATGGCTAGTTTCATGTGTTTCAGAGGAACGGATTTTGCTAGATTCATTGCAAATGAATATCTGTCTCTCTGCTGCAATCCCAAACTAATAATGGATGGTCCGAATGAGGACGGATGGATTGAACTAGGATTCGTGGATCATCGTCACGATCAATCTATATGGAGTCTATTGACAAAGAAGCATTCCATTACTATGATGCCAGATCCCACGCAATGGGGAGTTCAGCACGGAGAAAATGGAGAAGAGCATCAGTTCCTTATTCACACGCGAGATCCACGATGAAGATAGAAGTTTCTAATGGAGAGATAGCAGACAAGGTTTCTATTCTGATGATAAAGAAAGAAAGACTATCCAATCCAGAAAAGATTTCTAATGTCATCAGTGAACTGAATGCCATACTACCTGGCATGAATTCTTTTATGGAAACAGATCATCCTCTGTTTCAACAACTAAAGTCCGTGAACGCCGAGTTGTGGATAATTGAAGACGCAATAAGAGACAAAGAAAGAGCGAAAGAATTCGATCAAGAGTTTATTGAGTTGGCTAGAAAGGTTTACATTGTCAACGATGCTCGCGCTTCAATAAAAAGAAAGATAAACGAGCAAACAGGATCTTCTTTGTTTGAGGAAAAATCATATGCAGCATATTGATTTTGATCCTAATTCAATAATAGTTCATCACCATCTTGGACTAGGAGATCATATCATTTGCAATGGAATGGTACGATATATACTCAAACACGCATCTCCATCTTGCTTGTGGCTAGTGACTAAAAATAAATATGGAAATAATGTAAAAGCCATGTATGCAGATGAACCACGCATAAAGATACTTCCTGTTCAGCACGATCAGGATTTATACAATATGCCATATGATTGGTCAAAAATTAGATTGGTTCGTGCAGGTTTTGAGAAGTGTATCAATTCTGAGTTTGATAAGTCAATGTATGATTCTGTCGGTGTTCCTTTCAGCGAAAGATGGGATTCTTTCTACATCAAGAGAAATCACATTAGCGAGCAAAAACTCATAGCAGAACTAAACCTTCCTGAAAAATTTTTATTGGTTCACGATGTTTCTAGTATTGGAAAGTATGATTTGAAAATAGACACTGATCTACCAATAGTCAGAGTTCGTCACACAAGCAGCGAATCTTCCATGTTTGACTGGATGTGTGTTGTAGAAAAGGCAACGGAAGTACATTGTATAGATTCATCTTTCATCCATTTAGTCGAATCTATGAGTAGACTTTCTGGTAAACTTTTTTATCATATGTGCAAAGTTCACGACATTGAGTTTTCTAGAAAAAATGAGTGGACTAAAGTTCATTACTAGAAAGAGAGTTTCATGTGAAAACTGCTGTAATACCAACTAGAAATGATAATTACGGGATGTTCTTGGCAGAAAGAGCAATTCAGTGTTTGAACTGCATGGTAGAGGTTTTTGATGAGGTTATACTCGTAGATTGGAACTCTCCTCATGGTGTTCCAATGATAGATCAGATAAAAGATTTTGTCCAACCGACAGGAAAACTGCGATGTATTACTGTCGATAAAGGGTTTGTCGCAGCCAATCTGCCAAAAGAAGCACAGCCATGCTGCGAAGTCTTGGCTAGAAATGTCGGAATACGCAGAGCAAAAGGAGATTGGATTGTCTCCTGCAACATAGACAATATACCAACTCCATTTTCAGAACAGACACTTGATCCTAAAAAAATCTATACCATAGCAAAGTGGAATGTTCCAGAGAACATACACCTGATACATCTATTGAATCTCAGTCCATCAGACAAGATATCTGCTCTAATTCAAAATAGAAACATTCTTGAAAAGATGGAAAGAATAGAAAAATATGATCCAGCAGACAGATATTCTCTAGTAATTGGTTGTGGAGATTTTCAAGCAGCACACCGGTCTGTATGGAATACTATTCGTGGGTTTGAAGAGGCACTTTATCATAGATGTTTTAGTGATTCCAATGTGCAAGCAAAGGTTGCAAATCTAAAAGGACATTCTGTTGAACTTTTAGATATTGATTGGTTTCATCTAGAACACAAAAATAATCCATACTTCTGGACAAAGGACAATACGATTATAAGAAACAACAAAGAGGATGCGTTCAACAAGTATGTGGTTACTCACAATTCAGAGTTGTGGGGATATGCAGACAAAACATTTGAAGAAAGTGTACACTGATGAATAGTTATATTGAAAAAATAATACACACTACTGTCAATGGATCGGGTGATTCGGAACAATTGTGCGCCGCAATTTTTGGGATTGCACTCACGACTAGAGGAAAGAGATTTCTTGAACTTGGTGTTAGAGAGGGACACACCACTCTTCCTCTTTTAGCAGCAGCAAAGGAATTGGGTGCAACTGTAACATCTGTCGATATTGAAGAAACGACCTTTGATTGTCCAGAAGATTTAAAACCAAATTGGAATTTCTTAAAGAGCGATGCAATCGACTTTCTAGAAAAAAATCAGACTTCATTCGATTTGATTTTTATTGATGATTGGCATGATGGTATTCATGTTAAAAAAGAGATAGACCTTCTAGAACCGTATTGCAATAAAAATACTGTAGTACTCCTCCATGATCTGATGGCTAGGACTCATCCGAATTACAACACAGATGTTGGATACGGTGAGTTTGGAAACGGCGGACCATTTGGCGCAGTATGTGGTCTTGATTCTGATGTTTGGGAATACTCTACTCTTCCGTTTTGCAATGGACTCACCATATTGAGGAAATACTGATGCGATATTTGATCCTTGGTTCTTCTGGACAAATCGGTAGTCATCTAACAAAATTTCTAATTGATCGGGGACACATTGCCGACACTTTTGATATAGTTTTGTCAGAAGATCACGATATCAGAAAGTATCCAAATGATCTTTTGAAAGAAAAGATCAATACCGCAGATTTTGTGTATTTTCTAGCGTTTGATGTTGGTGGATCAAGATACTTGAAACGATATCAAGATACTTACCAGTTCATAGACAACAACATAAAAATAATGAATACGGGCTTTTATTATTTGAACGAATCAAAAAAGCCGTTTTTGTTTGCGTCTTCGCAGATGTCTAGTATGGAATATTCTTCATATGGAACGCTTAAAAGACTCGGTGAACGCTATACAAGATCGCTAAATGGCTTGGTTGCTAGGTTTTGGAATGTGTATGGAATTGAACACGATGAAGAGAAATCTCATGTTATAACCGACTTTATAAAGAAGGCTATCAACACTGGAACTATTGATATGATGACTGATGGAATGGAAGAGCGTCAGTTTCTATATGCTGATGACTGCTGCGAGTGCCTACACCAACTATCCACTATTTACGATTCTATTGATAGGTCAGAAGATTTTCATGTGTCTAGTTTTGAGTGGGTGAAGATAATAGATATTGCTAAGATTATTCAATCCAACATACAATGTGATATAGTTCCTTCGGTGGATGTTGATTGCATTCAGCGAAATGCAAGAAATGATCCCAATACAAACATCTTGAACTATTGGAAACCAAAGACTAGTATTTCGGATGGAATAAAGTATATGTGTGATTACTATAGTTCTATTTGCAAAGATGGTTCAGTATTATGATTATCGTCATTTAGAGTAGAGGTTTACATGATATCAATAAACACACATCCAAATTTATACTGCAAAGATTATACTGACGCTTTATCTTTTGCAAAAACACTCAAGCCGAACAGAACACCAAACAAGATGCAGTTTCATCTGTATTGGAGAGTTCCCTCCGATGTGGGAGACAAACATCTTACCTGTCTGAAATCCATAGTTGCAAACCACGAAGAGATGAATCACGAAAATTACGAGATTAATCTGTGGTCTAATCTTGATTTGAGTCAAAACGAAATCTTGAAGCCGGTTTCTCCTTTCGTGAAGCATCGGCTTTGGAATCCGCTAGAAGAGATGGTAGGAACCCCACTAGAGGATCACATAGACTATTTTAAGTCCGTGGTAGTAGATGATTCTTTGTGCTGGCTAGGAATAGACCTGTTCAAGATTTTGTGTTTATACAAGTACGGTGGATTTTTTGTTGATATGGATGTCTTCATCCTACGGGATATGAGTCCGCTCAATGATCTGAATTTTCTGTATCAATGGGGAGATACTGGAGCCAATCCTGACGCTCTAAATCCAATGGGTGGTCCGCCACCAAAAAGAATACTCTGTAACGGCGCGATAATGGGGTTGCAAAAGGAAAGCATTACAGCATTTAGATTCCTAGAACAACTACGATATATTAGACCCGTTCCAAACAGTGTATGTTGGGGGTGTGCTTTGTATGATGTCGTGCAAGATCCCAATTTGTATAAACTGCCCTGCTCTTGGTTCAATATAGAGTTGCTTGCCAATATGCCATCGGATTTCAATCACCTCAAGAAGCACGACTACGCTTACGATCCACATGAAGGCTGTTTTGCTTGGCACTGGCATAGCGCCAGAAGGTGGAATGCTTCTGTGGAAGAAGGATCTAAGTTTGATGTGCTTAGAAAGATCATAGATCAGAAGTTTGATTCGGTGGTTTCTAGTTGACCTCTTGGAGGATATACAAGTGAACAAGTTTATAGATTTAGGTTGTCATGGATTAGAAGGTCTAGAAAGCATACTGTCTACGGGAGCAATAGACCACACATATTCTGTTTATAGTTTTGAGGCAAATCCATATGTCTATGTGAAAGCATTAGACCGAGCAGATGTCATACGAAACCGATTTTCCAGTCTCACCGTTTATAACTGTGCTGTTCTTGATACTGACGGAATAGTTCCGTTCAACATAGAGAAAAATAAAACAAGTAATGCTTGTAACGCTCTAGAGTCTCCTCCAGAGATGGATGTTGTTTATGGAGCATCTTTTTCTTGGTCGCAAATTCCAGTCAATAGTATTTGTGCGGAGACACTTCTATATGTTTGTGATGCAAGCGAAACTGATAACATAAAGATAAAGTGTGATATAGAAGGAGCAGAGTTTTTGTTCCTATCGGATTTGCTAAAGAGCAGCAGACTAAACTGTGTCAAGGAAATCTACATTGAGTGGCACGATAGATTCTGGTATCCAAATCACGAAAAAAAGATAGCCGAAAAGAAAGAACTCATAGATCAATTGAGGCTAAATAACATCATAGTCCATGAGTGGTCTTGATTGAAATAAACAGGAGAATCGTAATGTCTACAGTATGTCTATCAATGATTGTAAAGAATGAAACGCACATTATCCACGAATGCTTGGACTCTATCTCTCCACATATAGACTATTGGGTGATTGTGGATACGGGTTCTACTGACGGAACACAAGAACTTATTAAGAAGTATTTTGCTGAAAAGGGAATTCCTGGAGAACTCCATGAGCGTCCGTGGGTTGACTTTGGACACAATCGTTCCGAGGCTCTAGCACTCTGTGATGGAAAGGCGGACTATGCTTGGATGATTGATGCAGATGACCGTATTGTTGGAAACTTTGTGTATCCCAACGGCAAGAACCTGATTCACGATGGATATGCTCTGAAGTGCGGACGCGATCAGTGCATCTGGTGGCGCAATCAAATCTTCAAGACGGGAATCGGTTGGAAGTATGTGGGAATCCTACATGAATACGCGCACTGCGACAAGCAGCCACTCAATCAACTCAAGATTGATGGAAATTATCATCTCGAAGCACGGACAATTGGTCACCGAAATGTGAACATCACCCCCGTGGAGAAGTATTCCAAGGATGCCATTCTGCTTGAGAAGGCTCTTGAGACAGACCCAAACAACACGCGCTATCAGTTCTATCTCGCGCAGTCGTATTTTGACTCACAGCAGTGGGACAAGGCTATTGCAGCATACTACAAGCGCGTGGAGATGGGTGGATGGGAAGAGGAGTGCTACTACTCCCTGTTCCGCATCGCTCTGTGTGAAATCTCCAAGGAGTCTCCGTGGACGACAGTGCAGCAGAAGTTCTTGGACTCATATGATTTCCGTCCGTGCCGTGCAGAACCTCTCCATGCTATTGCGCGATTTCTGCGGATGAACGGGCGACCCCGTGCTGCCTACCTGTTTGCAAAAGAAGCGGCTCAAATTCCGTATCCACATCAGGACATCCTTTTCATTGACAACAATGTATACAACTGGATGGCACTGGACGAACTGGGTTCTACCGCTTTTTATGTTCACGACTACATGACAGGTCTTGCTGCCTGCGAGAAGTTGCTCAAAGAAAACCGTTTGCCGCAGAGTGAGATTGAGCGTAATCAAAAGAACCACGCTTCATACATGGAACGCATCAATCAGATAAAGGCGAGTCACCCTGATGCATTGAATATGCTGCGTTCTTCGCCCATTTCACAGCCTATGGTGACCACTATAAATACAGTGAAGGCAAAGACCTTCAAGAAGAGGAAGCGATAATGGCTAGAAATTCTCCGTCTGGAAAAGGTCGTGGTGGATTTGCAAGCAGTGCCACTCGCAGGACACGAAAGCATAGGGTTTTGGTAAAGAGTCAGAATCGTCACCAAAATATTTTAAACAAGGAAAAGGCATTGTAATGGCATCCGCGTATTACGATATACAGGCACAGCAAGACTCCACTTTGGATTTGCATTTAGAGTATCTTGCCGATGACGAAACTCCTATAAATATGGGACAGTACTCTGCTCGTTTTCATGTAAAGCCCAGTTCCGCTTCGGATGTGCGTTACTTGGAAATAACGGGTTCTGGCGTGACCAGTGGGGTCACGGGTGGAAGTGGTGGAATATATTTGAATTGTGGTGAGACAGGTGGAGTGCTTACGGGTGGGGTCAGGATATTTGCTGACACCGAATCTATGGGATATGTTCCTGAAGGATCGTGGCACTATTCGCTTGAACTCACTGCCGGTGACACAACAGAGGAAATCATGCACGGGAGATTCGTGGTATTGCCTAAAGTTACTAGAGGATGACCAACCGATCACAGGGGGAACAGGGTAATGGCATCCGCATACTACGACATCAATACTCAGCAGAGTTCCACCTTTAATTTTCACATAGAGTATTACGATGAAAACGGTGATCCTGTTGATCTGACTGGCTATACTGTACGCCTGCAAGTGCGACCGAACACAGAAAGCAGTCGTCTATATCTTCATATTTCAAACAGTGAAGTAATCAGCGGCGGCACAGCAGGAGACTTTGGAGCAACTGGCGGTCTTGCTGGTGTGGGAGGCGTTTATCTAAACAAGGGATCAACGGGTGCCACCATGACTGGTGGCATATTCATTTCAGCAGATGCTGTTTCGATGAGTTATGTTCGTGTTGGTTCGTGGAAATATTCTATTGATCTGGCAAAGGATGGAAGAACCGAAGAACTGATGAGTGGTCAGTTTGTGGTGAGCCCAAAAGTGACTAGGTTGGGGACAGCGGTTCTGCCTGGTGCAACTCTGAGTTTTGTCGGTGTTACTCTTGCTCTCGGAACAAACATTTTTGGAAATCTTGTTTCTGCAAATCAGGTGTTGATTCCGGGTCCGCAGGGCAGCAAGGGTGAAACTGGTCCCATAGGTCCAACGGGACCACAAGGAAACACCGGACCAACAGGTCCACAAGGCAATACTGGCGCAGACTCCACAGTTCCTGGTCCAGCAGGTCCGATAGGACCACAAGGCAGCAAGGGCGAAACTGGTTCTGTAGGTCCGACTGGTCCAACAGGTCCACAAGGCAATACTGGTGCAGACTCCACCGTTCCTGGTCCAACAGGTCCGACAGGACCACAAGGCAACACAGGTGAAACTGGTCCTCAAGGAAATACAGGACCAATAGGTCCGACTGGTCCACAAGGCAATACGGGACCGACTGGTCTACAGGGTAATACCGGTGCAGACTCCACCGTTCCTGGTCCAGCAGGTCCGACAGGACCACAAGGCAACACAGGTGAAACTGGTCCTCAAGGAAATACAGGATCAATAGGTCCAACAGGTCCGACTGGTCCACAAGGCAACACGGGACCAACAGGTCCACAAGGCAATACTGGCGCAGACTCCACGGTTCCTGGTCCAACAGGTCCTATGGGTCCGACAGGTCCAACAGGTCCACAAGGCAATACTGGTGCAGACTCCACGGTTCCTGGTCCAACAGGTCCTATGGGTCCGACAGGTCCAACAGGTCCACAAGGCAATACTGGTGCAGACTCCACGGTTCCTGGTCCAACAGGTCCGATGGGTCCGACAGGACCGCAAGGCAGCACAGGTGAAACTGGTCCGATTGGTCCAATGGGTCCGACTGGTCCACAAGGCAATACGGGACCGACTGGTCCACAGGGTAATACCGGTGCAGACTCCACAGTTCCTGGTCCAACAGGTCCAACAGGTCCGATGGGTCCGACAGGACCGCAAGGCAGCACAGGTGAAACTGGTCCGATTGGTCCAATGGGTCCGACTGGTCCACAA